TCAATAACCTTATAAGTATTATCACCATCAGCCTTAAGACTGTTTGTAATATTGATTTTATTCTTATTTTTATTATGAATAAGTGACATTATAATATAAGATAATAAAAAAAATTTAAAAAAATATTCTATATTATTATAAATGAGCCTTAATAATATTGAAAATATAGGGTTTAATGCATTAACAAATTTATTCAGTATTAATGCTGATGAGGTAAATACTGATGTTTTGACCAAAATAGACCCTGATATTTCAGACCAGGCATTCGATACATTAGAGGGAATTCATACAAATGAAACTATTCAACAACAATTTGATGCTATTGAAGCACAGATTGGAAATATTGGAACTTCTTATTGGTTTTCATGTTTTGACACAACAACTCAAACAAATCCAGTTGCTAATACTCCAAGAGCTATGATTTTTAATAATTCAACAGGAAATGGCATTGTAACAACAGCAGTCCCAGGAGCAATAAAGATTTTAAATACAAATGTTTATAATATTCAATTTAGTGTTGAAGTCAAATCATCAACTTCTTCAACATCAGAAATAACAATTTGGTTGAGAAAGAATGGAGTAGATGTGCCATCAACAGCATCAGAATATGATATTAAGGGAAATGATCATTACACTATAGGATGGAATTTTGTTTTATCATTAACAGCCAATGATTATATTCAGTTAATGTGGGCATCATCAGACACTAGCATGAGCCTTTATTATCAAGCACCGCAAACAACTCCATATAATCATCCAGCTATTCCATCCGTTATTATAACAATAACAAATGTAACTGGTGAAGGTGCTCAAGGCCCTCAAGGTATTCAAGGACCTCAAGGAATACAAGGAGATAGGGGACCAAAAGGTGATACAGGACCAAGAGGGCCAAAGGGTGATGATGGTTCAGGAACAGTTGATGATGTAGCCCGAGGATTAGCAGGGTCAGCCTTAGCATTAGCAACAACAGCACAAGCAACGGCAATTGTAGCAGAAACAACAGCACTTGGAGCAGTAACAGCAAATGGAATTCAAGATGGAGCAATAGCAACATTACAAATTAAAACTCAAAAAATTCAATATTTAATTGATGATGACGCAACAGAAATCACAAATAATTTATATATTCCAAGAAGTATTTCAACATTCGACCCTCCAGCTGTTAGATTAGATAATAATAGCGCATCATTTTTTAATTATGGAATAACATGCAGTGATTTAATAGCAACAACAGACAGATTTCAAAGCACAAATGGATTGTCAATATTTAATCAAGTAGGAATAAATAGAACAAATTTAAATCAAAAAAAAATAATTTTATATGATAATGAAACAGACAATAATTATGATTATTTAGGTATTTTCACAAGTTCAAGTGGAACATCTAAATATTTTAATTCTGAAATAGACGGTGAAACTGGTTCAGCTTTTCGATGGTATGCTGGAAATGGTTTTGGTAGTGGAAGAACATTATTAAAAGAATTGAATTTAGAAAATGAAATTTCATATTGTGATAATGCTGTGTTTTTAAAGAAAAATGGATTTGCTCAAAATATTGTTTTAACGCGTGATATACCAAATAAGAATGTAAAAATAAATATGTTAGGAGACCCTGCAGGACTTAATGATTTTGATGGACAAATTATCCAAGATGAAGGAAATGGTGTCACTGATAACACAGGCACAATGACAATTCAATCTGGAGGATTAATTTTAAATGCTTTGAATGCTGGAATTCAAACATCTTCAACAACATCAACAACAATAAATTCACAAACATCAATAACATTATCAAGTAATCAAGAAACAGTTATAAATAGTGGTTTATTTGATGTTAATGCTTCAACAATGGCAATTGATACTACAGGACAATTTGATCTAAATGTTAATGATAATTTGAACATTAATATGACACAAATTGGATTTGATTTAAATATTACATCAGCTCAAGATTTAAATATTGCTAGTGAAGGTGTTTTGACAATATCAAATACATTAAATCAAATTATATTGGACACATCAACAGCGACGGCATTAGGAACAATACATTTAAATTCAGGTGAAAGAATTGATTGCGACGCTGTAGGTAATATTGAATTAACAAGTCAAGGTGATTTATTTGGAACAGCTACAGATTTAAATTTTACAGCTACAACAGGACAAATTGATTTAACAACTTCATCAGCAACAAATGGAATAATCAATTTAAATTCTAGCGAAAAAGTAAAAATAAATTCTGTTAAAAATACAGAAATAACAAGTCAATTAAATATTGTTGAAACTTCAGCGGGCAATATAAATTTATCTGCTGGAAATCAAATTACAGTTGTATCAACACAAACTGGAGTTGTAAATAGTATTGTATTAAGTACAGCAGGAAATGGAACAGGTGCAGATTTAACATTGAATAATACATCAACATCAAATTTTAGAATAAGATGTCCCGATAATTTAAAAATTGAAACACCTTCAGCTTTAGATTTAACATCATCTGGATTAATGACACTTTCATCAACTGCTGGTGTTGAACTTAATTCAAGTGCAAATGATGTTATAATAAATGCAACAGATATTGGAATAACTTCAACAACTGGTAATGTAAATATTATCAGTAAATCAGGAGGTGGTATGTCATCATCAACAGGCACATTATCATTGACAAGTGTTGCCGGTGATATATTATCAGATGCTTATGCTTTAAATAGTATGGATGGCGGTTCAATTAGTATTACATCAGCATCAACATCTACAATGACAAGTACATCAAACATAAATATAACAAGTTCATCAGGAAATATTGATTTAAATTCAACGAGTGGAAATCTTAATTTAAATTCTACAATAACAAATATAACAAATTCAGGAGCAATAAATCTTACATCATCAACTAATAATATAAATTTATCTGCATCATCTGGTGTAAAATTTAATTCTCCAATATATCCCAATTATTCATATTCTGGTTTAGCTCAAACATATGTTGGTTATGTTGGAACAGCAACAACAACAACATCAACTTTAAATAATGGAACATGGACAGCATTAATAAATAGTGAAGATATTTTGGGTGCTGGTGTTAAAGTATCACGTGGTATTTGGCAAGTAGAATTTGTATGTGGTTTTATTTATTCTTTAGCATCACATCAAAGAGTAATCTCAATAAGTACATCAGGAGCAACAACACCCGATGCCTCAAGAACAATTCAATATTCACAAAATACAGGATTAAATATTCAATATATGATATCATCAGTATTTGTTGTCAATAATTCAACAACAACATTTTATTGTATGGGACAATTACCACAAACAGGCGGAACAGTATCATCACCAATTAATAGAATAAGAATAACAAGAATTGGATAAAATAAAATCTAATAGATAAGATATGTATCAAATCACTGATTACAGTTTAAAACAGGCTCAAAGATTAGGTGTTCAAATTAGACCATCAACCAATAAAGAAAAGAAGATTGATGTTTTTAAAAATGATCAAAAGATTGCATCAATAGGTGCATCAAAAATGGGCGATTATCCAACTTATATCAAAACTAAAGGAAAGAAATACGCAGATGAGAGAAGACGATTATTTAATGCTAGATTTGAAAAATCGTCTAAGGTTAAAGATAGTCCTGCATATTTCGCAAAAGAAATTCTTTGGTAAATAAAATCTAATTATAACAATATGAAAGCTCGAACAGTTAAAGAACTTATAAAAGCATCTTATGATGATAGACCACCCGAGAAAATAAAAAATGGTTGGAGATTAGACAAAGAACTAACAACGCCAACTGTTAAAACATATTATAATAAAAACACAGGAGAAGCATCAGTCATTCATAGAGGAACACAGGGAGCCAGTGATTGGGCAAACAATTTAAAATATCTTACGGGAAATATAAAAAGCACTGATAGATATAAACAGGCCGAAGCTGTACAAAACAAAGCTGAAGAAAAATATGGAAAGAAAAACATTTCAACACTTTCACATAGTCAAGGTGCGATATATGCTCGTGAATTTGGCAAAGATACAAAACAGATTATAAATGTTAATCCTGCTTATAAATTTGAAAGACCATTAAAGAATGAATACAATATAAGGTCATCAGATGATGTTGTATCTTCATTATATAAACCAATAGCAGGAATTAGAAATGTTTTATATCCTAATTATTCAAAGGCTCATGATATAACAATAAAATCAGAAAGTCCTTATAAAGTTCTACAAGAACATTCTTATAATATTCTTGATAGAATGGGAAAAGTAGAAGTAGGAGTTGGAGCAAATAAAAATAATGATGGGATAAGGAATAGTGAATTTAAAGATGATTTTAGAAAATAAAAATCTCATACTAATGCATAATGGGCTTCTCTTTCATCAACCCGCGCAATCAATTATGGAAAGATGCGAAGATTTCAAAAACTCATCAAAAGGTTCTTGATAAAATAACATCTTTGCCATCTGAAGTAAGACAAGATAAAAACAATATGGAATTATTAACAATGATTTGTTGTATGGTCGAACATTCAATTGATAATAAAGATAAGAAGGATAAAATGAAGATTGATAAAAAAGATTTAGTATTGAAGATTTACAATTCATTATATGGAAATCTTACACCTCAAGATTTAGAAACTATCAATAAGAACATTGAATATTTACATGATAATAATCAAATCATTAAATATCACATTGTGACTGTTGTTACTGCTGGATGTATTGAATGGTTTAAAAAAAAGGTCTTGCAATAAGGGAATGGATATTTAACAAAATACAAAGTGATGTCATCAATAGCATATTGAAGACTTGTCGAGTTTCTAATCAAATCGTTCTTGCTATCAATACAATAAACTCTTTGGATAAAATAGGAATTATACAATATATCTTTGGATTAACTGGACAATATAAAATGGCAATATATATAATTTACTTTTTATTTTTTGCATAAATCTTTTAAAACATCTTTTACAAATTCGAATTTAAATAATTAATTAACTTCAAATATTTCAAATACTTTAAATAATTTTATAAATAATTAAGACATAATTTAAATAATAACCTTTAAAAGGGCTCAAATAAAGATATAATTAAGTAGAATTCTTTTAAATGCTTTATTAAAACGTTTTAATAAAGCATTTAAAAGAATTCTACTTAATTATATCTTTATTTGAGCCCTTTTAAAGATGTTTTTAAAGATTTTTGTTTAAAATTTGGTATAAATATATTTAATTAGTTGATAAAGTATAAATTAAGTTAATTGTTTTTTTTCGCCTGTTAAAAAATATTGTATAAGAATATATGATTGGTTTCTTTTTTGGTTTTTGTTTTAGTTTTTTTCAATCAATTTATAACAATAAGAAATTGAATGATAATTTTAAAAAATTAGAATTAGAATTGGAATTGGAATATAAAGATAGAAATGGAAAAATCTAATTTGATATAATCACATGAGTTGTTTTTCTCTTCTTTGGTCCATGATATTTTTTATCATATTCTTTTTGTTCGCAATGTTGAAATAACATTTTTATAATCCATATGTTTTCTAGAATAAAAACAATCTTTGCCCTTTCAAATTTTATATTTTTGTTGTATAAATACTCATAAATATTCGTTGAGCTATCCATATAATAATCATTACAAGTTGATAAATAGGGGGGGTCCATTATGATTAAACATTTATCATTTGTTTTATATTTTTCATAAAATTCTATGGCATCTCCTGTGCAAAATTCAATATCATTATTCTTATAAAATTCATAAATTGGACATTCTTTCAAATTTATTCTTTTATTGTTTCTACCACCAGAAGGCCACAAATACATTCTGATACTACAAAACTTGTTACCAATAAACCATGCATGAACATTTGTGTCCTTTTCTTTCATAAATTCATTATAAGCTTCTTTATTATCTTTCAATTCATTAAAGAATTTATCATTAACAATATTATTAAATTCTTCAATCTTTTGATCATCTTTCATTATTTCAAACATCTCTTTTAAAAAATGATTATTATCATTTAATATAAATTTTTTGCCAGTTGTTTGTAATGAAATATAATAAGATATTGATTGACTGCCACAATATGGTTCAACAATTATATCATAATTATTAATAAATTCTTTTATATAATTGTATATCTCTTCGACCTCTTCTCTTTTATTGCCAACCCATGACATGTAAAAATGATTTTTCATATATTTCTTATTTAGATTTTTATTTTAATTTTATTTCGAATTTTTCAACTATTTAAATATTTTCTTAAGAAATTTTTTCTAAAGTATATTTATAAATGAATTTCAAAGACGAAATCAAAAAAAAGCGCCCTCATCTTTCTCAGAATAGCATTAACACTTACAATAATCTTCTTCGCTCCATTTATAAGAATATTTGGGGAAAGACTGATGAACCCGATATTTCAAATTTTGAAAAACACAAAGTTGTATTTGAATATTTGAATACAAAGCCAACTGCCTCTGCCAAAACTTATTTATCGGCACTTGTTGTTTTATGCGGCGACAATGTCCCAGACTATAGAAAGAAGATGAATGAGCTTATTAAAATTCATGAGGAAGATGTGGATAAATTAGAGATGACAGAGAAACAAATGAAGGCTAATATTGGAAGTGATGAGATTGAACAAATTTATAATAAGATCAAAGATCGTGCCGAATTTCTTTATAAAAATAAAAGTCATTTTAATATGATGGATTTGCAGGAAATTCAAGATTACATCATTTTATCTTTGATGTCTGGTCTTTATATAGTCCCCCGTAGAGCTATGGATTGGACTGAGCTAAAAATTCAAAATGTTGATAAAAACACCGACAATTGGATTGATAAAAACAAATTCATATTTAGAAAGTTTAAGACTGCGAAATTTCATGAAGGAGGCCAGACATTAGAAATCCCCCAGGCTTTGAGAATAATCATTAAAAAATGGATTTCAATTATTCCTGATGAAATTGATTGGCTTTTATTCAATGGTAAGGGTGAGAAGTTGAGTGCTATCACTTTAAATCAAAGATTGAAAAAGATTTTTGGTGGTCGTAATATTGCTATTAATCAGCTAAGACATACATATTTAACGGAGAAATACGCAGACTTAGTGAAGAAAGAACAAGAGCTTAAAGCCGAAATGGAGAAGATGGGCTCAAGCGATAGACAAAAGAATGTTTATATTAAACTTTATGATAAAGACGGGAATAAGATCAATACTTCATCCGTTTCTAGAACTATTTAAAATATGAATATTCAATATATTCAAAATAACACATTAAATCATTCATAACTATATTGTAATGTTTTTTAGCCTCTTTTTTATTCATATCATTTATAACATCATTATAAATGACTTTATATGTATTATCATATTCAAAAATATATGAAATCAATTCACGCGGAAGATGGAACATTTTTATGCTAGAATATTTTCATATTGATGTTTTATTGTATTAAAAAATAAAAATCAGTTTTTTTTTAATTAGACTAAATTCTTTAAAAAATTTGTTAAAGAATTCATTTTAAAATATTGTAAAGATTTATATCATGCCTTATTCACTAATTAGGGATAAAAAGAAATGGTTTGTAACCGACAATGCAGGAATTCGTTTGCCAGGGAAGGGCTTTAATACCAAGGAAAAAGCTAGAAAACAGGAAATCGCCGTGATTTTGAGCCAGAGTAAGCGAACAGGAAAAACCTTTGAAGTATTTTTTCGGATAAATAAAAATCTCTTTTGGTCTTTTATCAATAATTTTATAAAAAGTTTTTATAAAATTCTACAATGCTGAGCGTTTTTAATATGTATATTATAAATTAGCGTCTAAATCATTTTTTGAAACATATTATACAAATATAGAATTTTTTTAGAATTTTCAAAATTTTGATTTTCTTTTTAATTTTAAAAATTACTAAAAATGATATTCTACAATAAATAAATACATATAATAGTATATATTGTGATTTTATCAAGAAAAAAGAAAAAAAGAATGAAAAAAGAAAATTTAGAATTTTCAAAATTTTGATTTTCTTTTTAATTTTAAAAATTACTAGTAAAAAATGTCTTATTTCAAACATTTTTATTTTTTGATTTAGATTTTAAAAAAAAAGAAATGTTTGAAATAAGACATTTTTTACTAGTAATTTTTAAAATTGCTAAAAATGATATTCTACAATAAATAAATACATATAATAGTATATATTGTGATTTTATCAAGAAAAAAGAAAAAAAAGAATGAAAAAAGAAAATTTAAAAGTTTCAAATTACTAAAAAATTGCAAGTAAATTCAAACATTTCAATTTTTAAATTTGAAATAAGACAAAAATTTTAAAAATAAATTTCAAAATTTTAAAAATAAAAAATCAAAAGTTGGTTTTAAGCTTTTAAAACCTTATCTTTTATACCTAAATCTTTTATACCTAAGAAATAAATAGCTCTTATTCCATCCTCCATTTTTTGTTTATCAACAACTCTTAAACTTTTAAGTTCTTTTTTGATGCTTTTTTTATCAAATTCTTCAAGTTTATTATAAATATCTTGAGCTAATACCTTATCATTGTCATCTTCTGTTATTTCATAATTAGCAAGAATGAATGTTAAAATCTTATTCTCTTCAATTGTAGAACTGTTTTCAATATGAACTTTTTGATTTTTAAAACTTTCAAATAACAAATAAATGCATGCATCTCTCCATTCAGGACAAACAACTTTATTTTTAATTTCATCATCGGATAAAAGAAATCTTTTCATTATATTTTCATCATCACGTGAAAGCTCTTTTTTTTTATCTGTTAAAAAACTCTTTCTAATACCATCAATTTCATCTTGAGTTTTAAATTGAGTAACACTTTGAAATTGAACACAAGTGCTCCAAGTATCATTAACATCTAAAAGTAAATCATTATTACCCTTTATGTAAAAAGTTGTATCTAATTTAATATTACAATCAAAACGGTCATAATTTCTACGAGCTACAATATCATCCCCTCCGCCTGTTAATTTTTTAAAAATCTTACAATTTACTTGTAGACCTGAATTATGAGCTGGTATTTCCTGAGAAATGGCTAAACGTGTAAATTCAAGATCTAAAGTCCAATACAATTTTTTAGAACAATCAACATTTTCCATTCCTGCTGTCTTTCTACAATAGAGCAAATTCCCAAGTTCAAAAGGATTAACATAATCACCAAAAGCATTTTTTAAAATTTCATATTCAACACCTTTTCCACTATTACGGGCTCCAACATAACATCCCCATCTTTTATCTGTGTATTCTCCGGCAATAGCTCTTGATAAAAATAAAAGTGCTTTATCTGTATCTTCACCGTAAGAAGGTTTTAAAAGTTTTTCTTTGATTTCATCAATATAAACACGAGACATTTCACCATTCTTATAAGAATTATAAACATCTTTATAAACTCTATTTATTCTAATAGTTGGATAATATTCAATATTTAATCTTTTAATATCACTCCAGGTGTAAAATCCTGCATCAATTTCTTCATTTTTATCAATTTGTATTTTTCTTTTTCCAAATTGTAAAAATCCATCTAAAAAACAAAGACGACCTTTTGTTGTACTATGAAATTTAAAATATAAATCTTCATCATTGTTTTCAATTCTAATTTTTTTAATAAGAGCTTTTGTGATCTTATCCGCATTAGTAACATTTTGAACAAAAGGTTTAATAATAGGGACATCATTTTTGTCTTTACCTGTGACAGTATAAACATTGCTATTAAAAATGAAATTAAAAATCAATTCTTCAACTGTTTGTTGATCAGTGATCCAAAGATTTTTATAATAAAAAAATAATCTCTTTTTAAAACATTTTAAAACATCTTTCAACATATCATAAATTTGATTTGTTGCTTGTTTATCATTACTACAAATAAACATTTTATTTCTAATGTATTCTTCATACAACTCGGGATTATCAGTCTTAGCAAAATAATGAAGAGTTCCAAGCGTCATTCCATCACGTTTAAATGAATTCCATTTATAATCTGTTTCACTAGAACTATATTTTGTTGATTTTTTACTAAATTTATGAAAATATGAAACATCAAAACCCTCATTTTTTAAAATCATTCCAATAGTTATCCAATCATTATAATTGTCAACTCTATTAATTGAAAGACAATTAATCAATATATCAATATCATTTTGATTTTCCTCTTCATTTGAACTTGTTTCAATATTGGGGATATCATCAATATTTATCGGAGTTTTAACGGTCTTTTTATAAGTCTTTTTAGGTTTAACCTCATCAGTATTTAAACAGGTATTACCAAAAGATTTATAATATTCATTAATATGATTTTTAAAATCCTCGGGGACTGGTTGAATAGTACCACCTAACCATTCATATTCAACCTCGCGTCCATCAAGTAAATTATATTTTGTAGGGGGTCCGATAATAAATCCGCCATCATTGCGAACATCAATCGAAACATTTTCATTCTGTGTATTTTTAAATTGTTCATCATATTCAAAATAAATATGAAATCCCTTGTTACTTTCAACAATATAATAATCATTTTCAATAAAATTAAACTTTTCATTGTCCTTTTTAAATAAATTCTTATCATCATAATCAATGACAGTAATTCCCGAAACTTTACCAGTTAAAACACCATGAGATGGTTGATTATCATTAATATAATCATACATTGTTTCTCTAGTTATCTTTTGCCAAGCAGAAGGTAATCCAGAAGTTTTTTTCTTCTCCTCTCCATCCTTGTTGATATAGGTCTTAATTTTGTCAAATGTAAAATATACGAAATCATCGGTATAGGTCTGTTCTTCACTAGTAGTGCTCATTTCTTATAATATCTGCAAATATTTTTTTTTGGCTATTTTATACTTATTAAATATCAAATTGTTTTTAAATTCAAAAATTTAAAAAACATTTTTAAAAGATTTTTCTTAATAAATTCCTGCATGATGAATATAGCAATTTTCACCATTATGCGAATAATAGTGCACAACCTCCAAACAATCAACGGTCTTTTTCTCTACTTGTTTTTTTTTATCAAAATAAAGTAAATGTTCAATTTTGAAATCATTTTCATTATTTGTTATAGAAAGACAATATAACCTTCTATTTCTAGGCTGTTTTATAACTTCAATGTTAAAATTATGAATAAATAAGAAATCGGATAAAGGTCTATTAGTCCAAGCAAAACAAATTCTTTGAATACATCTTTTAACAAATTGAATTTTCAAATTTTCATTTTTTGAAATTATGTGGGCAATAGGGTCAATTTTCTTTTCAACAAGCATGATTGCATATTTGTTATAAAATCCTTCTTTTATTATTTGATCAAAAACATTATGATAAGTATTATCAAATTCATAAATCAATTGAATAAGCTCGCGGGGTAAAATGTCATACATTTCTATATATCTCTTAAGTTAGATAATTATTTAAAATTTTATACATATATATATAAAATTATCTTTAAATTAAAAAATGAATTTTCCTTAACATTTTAAACATTTTCATCATCACCTGAAAAGTCACAATCTGTCAAATCCTCGCCACATATTGATAAGTTATCAAAATCAATTTTCTTATAAAAATCTTCATTGTTTGGTATTTCCTCAATTTCTAGGATCGTCACTTTTTTTTCTTTACGTTTGTTTTTTTCATATGCTGATTGTCTTTTAAGATATTTCTCATATTTCTCTGGATCATTTTCCTTCATCCTTTGATAATATTCCGCATTCTTAGCCTTTACTTTATCTTTATTCTTTTGCTGATATCTTCTTACACATCTTAAATGTAAAATATAATGTCTTTCTCCAGGACTTAAAGCCCTTAATTGTTCATCTGTTAAATCATCGCCTAACATCTTTATACTATATATATATAAAATTAATTCTTTAATATTACGAATTTTAAGCAAAATAAAAACGTTGTTGCTGAGGTACAGGCTCAACCTGTTTTATTACCTTGGTTTTTCTGTTTTGTTGGCTCTTGGTTTGTCTTGTGGTTGGTCTTGGAGTATAATCAACATAACCATCTGTGTCATCCTCTAAATCCTCCAAATCAACTTCATCTTCATCATCTGATTGTTCTAAAATGATCTTTTTAACAATTTTCTTTTTAGGCTTTGGCTTTGGCTTTTTCTTATTAATTATATGATACACTTCCTCTACACTTTCCTCATCACTTTCAGGCTCAGGCTCGGGCTCAGGCTCGGGCTCAGGCTCTGGTTGTTTCTTAATAACTTTTTCTTTCTTAGGTTTTATATTCACCGGAACTTCTACCTTACCATTCATTTCATCCTTGACCTTTTTTAAAACTTCTTTCTTCAAAGCTTCCCCCGTTTGTTCATCTAATTGTTTCTTTTCTTTCAATTTAGCCTCGCGAGCTTCCCGGCCTTTTTGTAAGTTTTCAATTTGTTTTTGGCTTAACTGCTTTTTTGGTTTGGTTAGAGGTTCATCAACTTCTGACATCTTATATTGTTATATTAGAGAAATTTCCTTAATATTTTTCTTAATTTATATTATATTTGAAAATGACAATTTTAGAAATAGAGGAAGAAGAAAATAAAGAAATTGTTAAACAAAAACCTATAAAAGAAAAGATGAATATATATCTTGAGGATATTCCCGAAGGTATATCAAGAAAGAATGGCATGATATATGTTCTCACAGGGTCCGGGGGCTCGGGAAAAAGTTCATTGCTCCTTGGTCAGTTTCGCAGAAAGCCAAATGGAGCCTATTATAGAAAGTTCGACCATCTATATTATTTTTGTCCTTCTGTTAGTTTTGAGAGTGTTCAAAATCATCCCTTTAAAAAACATGATAAGGTATATCATGAATTAACGGTTGATGCTCTTGAAGAGTTATTGGATGAATTAAAAGAAAGAAAAGAAGATTGCGGAGAAGCAATGGCAGACCAAGAATACAATATGGTTATAATTGATGATTTTGCTAGTGACCTTAAGAACAAAGATATATTGAAGGTTTTAAATCAAATGTTTTTAAAAGCAAGACATTTAAACACTTCATTTGTTTTGCTTGTTCAGGTTTGGAACTATATCCCATTAATCTTAAGAAAACAAGTCACATATGCCACGATCTTTAAACCAAGGTCAGGTGAAGAATATGAAAGTATAAGAAAAGAGTTGTTACAAATGAAACAAGAAGATGCTGAGAAGATATTTGATTATTGTTTCAATGAACCTTATCAACATTTAGATGTTGATGCATTTGAAGGAAAACTTTATAAGAATTTCAATTTATTAAAAATAAAAAAGAAATAAGAATTTTTTAATGTAATAATATATAACAATGAGCAGAGAAAATGCGATGACAGATAGTATTCAAATTTATTTAAATTCAAGATATGCCACAATTAAGCCGACAAATGATACTGGATATTGTGTTTTTCAATTACCGCAAATCACAATTCCAGATGGTCATTATATTTATATGTCTTTACAAAATGCTATTATTCCATATTCATTTTATTCAATAAATCCATCAAATAATGTTTTTATAATAGAAAGTAATTCAAACACATATACTTGTACTATTGAGCCTGGAAATTATAATATTCATCAAATGATCACAGCATTAAGTGATCAATTAGGTGGATTATTTACAATTACATATAATTCTATTAAGAACAAAATCACAATTACAAATTCAACATATGAATTTACAGTCCTAAAGGATGGAACTCTAAATCATGGTTTAGGATTTCCATCATCTCAAGATACACCTTCAACATCTCAAAGTGTAACAAGTGAGCATTGTGTGAATTTAAATCTCATAAGAAGTGTTAATGTTGATATATCAATGCCAACTGGGAATATAAATTCATCTAATCCAAATAATCAATCAATAATTGCTTGTATCCCAGTTGCTGTTCAACCTTTTGGAATGATAAATTATGATAATCCAAATAATTTTAAAATAAATATGTACATGAACAAAATAGATATGATAAAAAT